AAAATTGATTTTCATGATTAGATATCCTTTCTAATTGATTGAAAAAGGCGGTTATTTGCGCCTGATTTTAAAATTTACGGTCGTTTTGATGCAATATAGCTTTATGAATGGCAAAGATGTTTAGAATCAAATCTAAGCCAGACTGATTTTTACTCTTCCATGCCCCCCGCTGAGAGAACGGGGGGCCGGAAAAGGAGGGAACAAAATGAAAAAGATCCATTTAGACCCGCAAAGTATAGTGCGCAACGGCACCATAGAACTTAAGCACAGTGGTGGCTGCGGCATCAATGACCATCTTAAGCCATAGACATTCGCCATCATCGAGGAACTCAGGGGAATCGACAGTGATCGTCATGGTGTGATCATCAACTGCCAATCTTTCAGCGTCGGTATCGTGCGCATCGTCCAGGGTGATAGCCGGGGCTTCACCAGCTGCGGCGATATTATCCGCGCCAATAGTGGTTTTTTCAAGCTCCACTGTGGCGAAAGCGTCCGCAGCGGCTGTGTGGATCAGATAGCCCACATCAATGCTGGTGAGTTTTGCGCCTTTGAGAGCGACTGAATTTGAGGGCACTTTGATTGGGACAAGCACAGTGACAGAAGCGTCCGCAGCGGTGCGGTCGTTGCTGACCACGCTGGACGCTTCGGTGACTGCCCAAGTGCCCGCGCTCATTTCAAAATCCCCAGGGTGAATAAACTTACTCATGTGTTCATCATGTACGTAACCCATAATAAAACTCCTGTGTGTGAGAAGCTGCTCCGCGCGAGGTTTTGCAGCGGGCGCGGATCAGCTTCGACTAGTTAATAAAACTTACGCTACATTGGACTTGTGAAGCGGGCGGAAGTCATTCACCCAGCAAGCCAAGAAGTGGCGCAC